GGACATCACCGCTTCCAACTTCGTGTTGGCTGAGGGTGTGACTCCTAACTCCAACACGATTTCGTTCCAAGACGTATCGGTCCAGCTTCAGCAATATGGCGTACTGTTCAAGTACTCCAGCAAAGTTGAGCAACTGTACGAAGACGACATCCCCGGCGAAATGGTCAAGCTGACTGGCGAGACTCTGGCTGAGGTGATGGAGATGGTTCGTTATGGTGTGTTGAAAGCTGGTTCCACTGTGATCTATGCAAACGGCTCCAGCCGCTCTGCAATCAACACAGCCATCAGCCTGAACGCAATCCGTAAAGCAGCACGTACTCTCGAGTCCAACCGTTCACGCCGCGTGACCAGCCGTCTGGCTCCCGGTGTTAACTTCGGTACCCGCGCAGTGCAGCCCGCCTACGTTGTGTTCTGCCACACTGACGCTGTCAGCGATATCCGTAATCTGCCCGGCTTCACCCGCGTTGAAGAGTACGGTTCATTCAAGCCAATCCACGACCGCGAAGTTGGCGCTTGCGAAGACTTCCGTTTCATCAGCTCTCCGCTGTTGAAGTCGTTCTTGGCAGCCGGCGCTTCTGTTGGTTCGAGCGGCATGCTGTCGGTTGGTGCTTCCAACGTCGACGTGTACCCCTTTATCATCATCGGTGAAGACGCTTGGGGCCAAGTTGCTCTCAAGGGCATGTCGGCAATCAAGCCTGTGGTGCTCAAAGCATCGCAGACCAACCACGCCAACCCATTGGGCCAATTCGGCTACGTGGGCGCTTCGACATGGTTCGCGACTGTGCGTTTGAACGACGCCTTCATGGCCCGTATCGAAGCCGGTGTGACCGCTCTGTAATGACTAGGGGCCGGGGCAACCCGGTCCCGTCTTAACTAAAGGAACACACCATGAGCAATTCAGCTTTCTATAGCCTTGTAAATGATGGCCGACTAACCGGAAACGTGATTGGAGCGGTGCTTGCCACTCCCCCAGTAAACGTGACGGGCGCTACGCTAACAGTTACATCAGACGGTCAAGCAGGCCGTATCGTCGTAATCAATGCCGCAGCAGGTTGTGCAATTACTCTGCCTAATGCTACCGGCACTGGCTCGGTATATCGTTTTGTGATTGGCACAACCATTACATCAAACAGCACCACCATCAAGGTGAACAATGCTACCGATGTGATGACCGGCCGCGCATTCGTGATCAGTGATAACTCGGCTGCGGTACTTGGCTATGCTACGGCATCTACCGACGACACTATCACACTTAACGGCACTACGTTGGGCGGATATGCAGGTGATTTTATTGAAATCATCGACGCAATTGCGGGCTCATATGCCGTACGAGTGTTTACCAAAGCCACTGGCACGGAAGCAACTCCGTTCTCGGCAACTGTCTCTTAATTTTTGTAAAGGAATCTTTCCATGTCTTACAACATTGAACAAGCCAATAGTGGCTATCTCTCGCTCACCGCTGCCGGTCTGGCTGAAGGCACGAACGCCAACACGTTCAAAACTGCTAACACCCTGACCTACACCAGCAACGGTGTTTTCAAATCCAAGTCGGCTACCGACAACTTGGCTTTCTCGACTGGCACCGCGCTGGCCGCAAGCCAAGCTTGTTTGTTCGCGGTGTGGATCACTTCGGGCGGCACCATTACGACCACTCAAGGTCCTATCGTTGCCTCCGGCGATCCTTGCCCCGTGCCAGCACAAACTACAGCCAACACAACTTTGGTCGGCCTGATCAAAGTAATTACAAGTTCGGCTGTTACGTTTACGCCCGGCAGCACCGACCTGTCCGCCACTGGCATTACCCCAGCGTACTACGACTGCATGGACATGCCCGGTAGCGCACAATAATTTGCCATCCTCCTTGAAGAGGTTTTTATGCAGGCCACCTTCGGGTGGTCTGCTTTTTGGCAAAACAGTTTTTTAACCCCAACGGAGAATGAAAATGGCAAAAAAAGAAACAGTCGCTGGCATCGAAATCCTTGATGACACACCGACCATTGATCCCGTTTCGCAAGTCTTAGACCTGCGTGAACTGGCATCTAGTGAGTTGTTTATGAACGAGATGGTCACGGTGCTGGTGCATGCCACCACAGACGAGAATCAATCTCCCCACGTTATCCTTAATTGCAATGGGACCAATCAACCCATCATGCGCGGAGTGCCTACTACGGTGCGTCGTAAGTATGTTGAGATCTTGGCACGCATGAAGGAAACTAAGTACAGCCAAGTTACCCGGAACCCGGCAGCGCCCGATCAGATTGACATGATTGCGCGTCACGGTTTAGCATACCCGTTCGAGCTTATGGAAGACGCGAATCCTCGCGGCCGTGCATGGCTTAGCAACGTAATGGCTGAACCAGCTTAAAACCGGAGTGACCTTGTGAATTATCTCCAACTGATCAACCGCGTTAGAGTGGAGTGCGGCGTCTCTGGCGCCAGTACTCCGCTTATTAGCGTTACTGCTCTTTCCGGCGAATCCGCCCGGATCGCTTCGTGGGTGAACAGTGCATGGGTTGACATCCAAACAGCCAAAGAAGATTGGCAGTGGATGCGCAATCCGGTGGAATTTAATTTAGTCACGCAACAGCAAATCTACACCCCCACCGAAGCCGGTGTGGGGTCTACTTTTGCAAATTGGAAACGCGATAGTTGGCGCATTTCGTCTGTAGGCCAAGCCTATAAAGACGAGCAGCTAACAAACTACATGGACTACACGACATTTCGCAACCTGTACATGTACGGGAACATGCGAACAACGTACGCTCGGCCAGTAGTCATCACAATTGACCCGGATAAAAACCTAGGATTTGGCTCTATCCCGGACCGAGCTTACGTAGTTGTCGGAGAGTATTACACATTGCCGACAGAATTTACTGCGGCTGATGACGCGCCGCCCGCTGTGTTTCCTACTCGCTTTCACATGATGATCGTGTACCGAGCCATGATGTTTTATGGCGGGTATGAGTCCGCGCCAGAAGTTTATCAGCGCGGAGAATTTGAATTTAAGCGGTTGATGAATCGTTTGGATATCGATCAATTGCCAACTCTTGTTAGCGGCCCACCGCTTGCGTAAGGCGCACGTATGCCGTTAACAACGCCTCGAGTTAATTACGACTTGATTCGCCTTAACGGCGGGCTGGATCAGGTAACCCCTACTTTGTCTTTGCCTCCGGGCGTTGCCCGCCGGGCAGCTAATTTTGAATGCTCGATCACCGGCGGGTATACCCGGATCGTAGGTTATGAGCGCTTTGATGGCCGGCCCAGCCCATCCGAGGCCGTGTACAACCTTTTGGTTTGCGCATTGACCGGCACGGTTGCCGTGGGCAATACGATCCTTGGTTTGTCTTCCGGGGCCACCGGCAAAGTAATTGCTCGGTCCGGTAACGACGTAGTCATTACGCGAGAGACCGGCACGTTTTTAACATCAGAAGGCCTATCAGTTAGCTCAACTAACGTGGGCACAATTACCTTGGTTCAGGGTGTTTCAGCGGACGGTTTGCTAGACGCGACCTACCGAAACTTGGCAGCCGACAGTTATCGAGCCGACATTACCGTCGTGCCCGGATCCGGCGCAGTGCTAGGCGTTTCTTATTACAACGGGGTTTGCTACGCTTGGCGAAATAATGTCGGCGCTACCGCAGCGGTTATGTACAAATCCAGCAGTTCTGGCTGGACCGCAGTTACTCTCGGCAAACGAATGACGTTTGACAGCGGCATATTGGCCATCGCCGACGGGGTTACGGTCACTGGGCAAAGCAGCGGTGCTACTGGCGTAGTGGCCCGAACAGTTTTAGAGTCCGGCAGTTGGGCCGCGCATGACGCCGCCGGCCAATTGATTCTTTCTAGTACTACCGGCACGTTCACTGTCGGCGAGAATCTGCAAATTGGCGCTACTGTTTACGCTCACGCAACTTCGGTCGCCGCTCAATTAACTTTGGCCCCCGGCGGTCGATACGAGACGGTGATTGCCAACTTTGGTGGCGGCACGGCCAACTACAAAATGTACGGCGCCAGCGGCGTCAACAATGCTTTTGAATTCGATGGCACGACTTACGTTCCTATTCGGACCGGCATGTCAACGGACACTCCAACGCATGTCATTTTTCATAAGCAGCATTTATTTTTGACATTTGGCGCGTCTTTGCAATTTAGCGCCTTGGGATATCCGTATCAATGGAGCCCGTTGTTGGGCGCTGGTGAAATTGCAATGAACGGTCCAATTACCAATCTGTTGGTTTTGCCGGGCAACCAGTCTAGCGGCGCATTGGGTGTATATACCCGACAAGACACGTCCGTTTTGTACGGCACAAGTTCATCGACGTTTCAGCTTTCGGCTTTTAACACCGGCACTGGCGCGTACTCGTACACGGCGCAAAACCTAGATCAGTCTTACGTGCTTGACGATCGCGGGGTTATCAGCATGAGCACCTCGCTGAATTTCGGTAACTTTGTGCCTGCTTCGTTGACCATGCAGTTGCGGCCGTTTATTCAAGCGCACCGCGAGTTGGCAATCGGCAGTTCAGTCAACCGCGACAAGGGCCAATACCGGCTGTTCTTTTCGGACGGTACGGCGTTGTATATGACCATCATGAACGGGCAAGTTCTGGGTAGCATGCCAATTCAATTTTTACATACAATTAATTGCTGCATCGACAGCGAAGGACCCAGCGGCGGCACCGTTCAGTTCTTTGGATCCGGGAACGGTTATGTGTACCAGATGGACATGGGTACCAGTTTTGACGGCGAAGCAATTGCAGCCAACATCAATTTGGTGTACAACTCCACCAAGTCGCCGCGCATATTGAAGCGCTACCGCAAAGCCAGTTTGGAGATCACCGGAGACTCTTATGCCGAAGTTCAATTTGGATATGATTTGGGATACCGGACACAGGCTTTAACCCAAGCCAACGACGCCACGTATACAAACGATTTGCGATCAAGTTACTGGGATGAGATGATCTGGGACAATTTTGTTTGGGACGGGGCGGATATCGCCCCTACAGAAATTGAAGTTACCGGAACTGCGGAAAACATGTCAATCCGGTTGTCATCAAATTCTGATCTTCTCAATTCTTTCACGGTGAACAACATTATTGTTCACTACACCATGCGTCGAGGACTACGATGAGTAATTCATATTACAACCACGCCACCTACCCTACCCCGAACTCCCCGGGCGCGTCTGCCCAATTGCGCAATGAGTTGGAAAACATTACAGCCGGATTTAATTTATTGCCCACGTTGACAGGCAATGGCTACAAGGTAGCCATGGTCTCTTCTGACGGGACCACATTGACCGCGTCATCCGCTTTGCAATCTTTGGCAATCACAAGCTCTACTCTTAACAGCACGCCCATCGGTGCGACTACGGCCGCCGCCGGAACTTTCACCAATCTTACCGTTACGGGTACGTCCAATTTAGGTTCTAGTTCGGTCATCACTGGCGGAACGATTAATGGAACGATTATCGGCGGATCTAGCCCCGCAGCCGGCTACTTCACAACCCTATCCGCCTCGAGCGGCTTGACGGGTAACGTCAGCGGTAATTTGACCGGCAATGTCACCGGCAATGTCACCGGCAACGTAACAGGTAATATCACCGGTAATATCACTGCCAGCACCGGCACTTCGGCGCTTAACAACGTAACGATTTCTGGCACGCTGGACATGGATGCTGGGACAGTTAACACCATCATTAACTTGGCCACGCCCACCAACGCGGGCGACGCAGCCACCAAAGGTTACGTAGACACCGGCTTAGCGCTCAAATTGGCTTTGGCTGGCGGCACTATGTCCGGTGCTATTGCGATGGGCACCAGCAAGATTACAGGTCTTGGTGACCCATCTAGTGCACAAGATGCAGCCACTAAAACATACGTAGATACCGCCGACGCTCTTAAATTAGCTTTGGCTGGCGGCACCATGAGCGGCGCTATCGCCATGGGCACCAGCAAAATTACCGGACTTGGCGACCCAAGCGCTGCCCAAGACGCTGCAACCAAAAACTACGTCGACAACACCGCACAGGGTTTGGACGCCAAAGCTTCTTGCGTTGTGGCCACCACGGCCAGCATTACCTTGTCCGGCACTCAAACGATCGACGGCGTGGCAGTAGCTGCTGGCGACCGGGTGTTGGTTAAAGACCAAGGCACATCATCTGGCAACGGTATTTACGTAGCTTCGGCCAGCACTTGGTCTCGGTCGACGGACGCTGACACTTGGGTTGAATTGACCTCTGCGTTTACCT